GTAGTAATTGTAGTAACGTTACTACTTGTCGCTGTAGTTTCTATGGGATTTGGAGTTTATAAACTAATGCATGGAACTAAAGGACAAGATTGCGCTGTAGAGGTGCAGTTTGCAGGTGGTGTTAAGGCAACTTACCTTGGAACTTCAATTTAGTCGCTACTATATTGCAAAGTGATTAATAAAAGTCGCATATATTACTTTTTTGCGTTTAATTTGTGACAGACAAAAAAGTTTGTGTTGAATAAACGGTTTAAAATTACACGCAAGTCTACACTTTTAGTTTAGTTTTGAACTATTTGTGTAAACCATAGTTAACAATGTACATAAGGAGAAACACATGAAAATAGAATTAATAGGCGATATAAAAGATCACCCAGATGGTAGCGGTATTGCGGAGCTTGACATAGACGAAGAAGGTAAGATGTACTTGATGCAGCTAGGCTTTGAAGTTTTGCTTATGCGAGGAATTGAGGCAATGAAAGAAGAGTATGCTGATATACCGACCTTATAAACTGCCTACTGGTAAACCTAACTTTGATGGTCGCATGAGGCGCTTTAAATCGTTTAGCAGTAAAAGTAGAGCATTAATTAATTACATTAAAAGAAGGCGAAAATGTACACGTTAGACTACATCTTGTGTTACAAAGAGGCTTTTATACTAGGTATTGTGGTGGGGTTAATTATATCTACATATTATTCTAAATATGTATATAATAAACAAAAACATAAGGATATATATGGCAGAAATAGATGATAGATTAGCCCAGTACGCTACTGATAAACAATGGCAGTATTATAGCAAGTCTTGTGAGCTTAATTCTAATCGTGCAGCAGCCAAGTTCTTTGGTGTAACTGCAACGGTAGTTGATGTTGCTGTTAGGGGATTAAAGGCTAAGGCAGCACTAGCCGGTTATGCACCTAACCACGACATGACTAGGGCAGCACCAGAGCCGTTTATAGTTCGTGGTGTGTCTACCTACTACAATGCTGAAGGCAAGGCTAGTGGGCAATGGGTTAAGAGCCGTATTGATGACAACAAGATGCAGGAGCTTATGCTTCAAGCTGTTGAGGCAATGAAGGAAGAAATACCTCGCATCTCAATGACAGAGCCACCAGCATTAGGCAATGACAATCTGCTTAACTGCTACGTGATTACCGATTACCACATGGGTATGCTTGCTTGGGATGAAGAGTGCGGTGAGAACTGGGATGTAAAGATAGCAGAAGAATTGATTATTAAATGGTTTGCTCAAGCAATACAGCAATCACCTAATGCTAATCAAGCCGTGTTTGCCCAGCTATCAGACTTCCTACACTTTGATGGTATGGATGCAGTAACACCAGCATCTAAACATCTGCTAGACGTAGACTCACGATTTTCAAAACTAGTTCGGTCAACTATACGTGTATTGCGTACAGTCATTGATATGCTTTTACAGAAACACCAAAAGCTACACATAATAATGGCTGATGCTAACCACGACCCAGTTAGTCAGATTTGGTTACGTGAATGGTTTAGCGTTATGTACGAAAATGAGCCAAGAGTAACAGTAGATACATCACCTAACCCATACAATGCGTTTGAGTTTGGTAAGACAGCTTTGTTTTTCCATCATGGTCATAAGCGTAGGGTTCACAATGTCAGCGAGGTATTTGCTGGACAGTTCCGTGAAATGTTTGGTCGCACCAAGTATGCCTATGCTCATACTGGTCATCTACATCATATTGACGTTAAAGAAAACAACCTAATGATAGTGGAGCAACACCGTACACTAGCACCTGCTGATGCCTATTCTGCTCGTGGTGGATGGTTAACTGGTCGTGATGCTAAAGTTATAACATACGACAAGCGTTATGGTGAAGTATCTAGACTTACAATTAATTCAGACATGCTTAAATAGAGCGACATACCTGCGACATTGGAATGATTACTTAGTTTTCTTTTTTTCTTTCTTGGGTACTTTTTTGTTTTCTATATCAAGTAGCCCAGATGATACTGGAACACCTACACCAACACCAGCAAGTATGTCTGCTTCATTGCGTCTAAATGGGTCAAAAGCTGCATTAGTAGAACGCAATTGATTTGGATTTCTAGCAATAGCCACATTATTACTTAAAAATGTGTCCGCATCTCCAGCATTAAATCTTTTAAATGCTTCTGCACTTGTAATATCATCTGTTATTGAAATTGGATTTTGTTTATTCATTAAAAGAGGAATTACATTTTGTCCTTCACCTTTTCCATAATTTAAAGAAACTTCTACATTAGGTGATGTATATATTCCTTTTGGAAAATTGCTCGGCATTGATGTTTGAGAACCAATTTTGTTTAAATCAAAAGCATCAAAAGATTTGTCTGTTCCATGATACACAGGATTATTAACATCAAATCCTAAAGCCTTTGCCCTATCCATAGCAGTATTAATTGCTGGCAATCCTAGACCGCCTTCTGCTACTGGCAATGCTGCATTACGCTGTGCTGTTAGTTGTTTTACTTCAAACTCTGTTAATGGAAACTTGCCACCTATTGCTTTTGCTTTTCCAACAGGAGTTAATGCCAATGCTCCCATTAAATATTCTGGTCTTATTCCACCAGTTTGAAAACTACCACCAGTAGTTATAGGTTGATTATAACTAGCAGCATTTAACCCACGCTGAATATCACCAAATAACATACCTCCAACAAAATTATTTGTTAATGGCTTTAATAAATCGGCATAAGTACCAGAAATAATACCTCTTGGTATGGCTTTAACTGTTTGTGGATTTTGTTGAACAATGCGCTCAAGCGCAGATTGTCTGCCCATTATTCTGTCAAATTCCTCTTGTGTAATTGCCATAACTTATCCTTTAAATAATGCTGCTTCGTCTTTGCGTCTATTGTCTAAGCCTTTTAAGACCTTGCCACCAGCTTTGTTATACTTGAGTAGACTTTGTATGGCAGCTGCTTTATCGCCACGATTAAGCGCTTGCCTGATGGTTGACCGCTGCAATACACCAAGACCGAGATTAAAAGAAAAAGATACAAGAGCGTCAAATTCATTTTGTCTAAGTGGAACAGTGATGTATTTGTTAACCCCTCGTTCAAATCTCGTGACATCCTTAGCCAATATGTCATACACCTCATCCAAAGTAAATGTTTTATTCCATGAGTCTGGCAACGATTTGCCATCACCAATCAAATGCCCAACCCCTACTGTCCACAAACCAGCAGGGCATTTATAAGGCTTTTGTCTAACCCCCTCATGGTGAGCCAGCATTTTAAGACATTCTTTACTTACTTTCATTATTTTTTATTCCAGCCATCACGACCGTAGTAAAAACCAACTATAGTAAATGTAATCGCCATTTCATCAGCACTAAATACTAAATCAAGTGCTTCTCTAAAATCTACACCTGTTTTCATTGCCCAAAATAAAGAAACCAAATTAATTACTAAAAGCTCACCAACAAATATAAAAGCAATTGCAGGACGAACTATAGCATTAAAGTTAACAACCCATTGAGATGATTTAGTTACAATCGCTGTATCATGTGCGTGTAGAGCTTCAGTTTCACGGATCTGTGCATCTACTATTGAGCTTTCATATTCAATAGCTGCAATCTTTTCTTGTGATGCAAAGCCAGCTTGAGCCATCGCTAATTCACGCTCATTCTGTAAACGAGCCATAGTTAGCTCATGTTTTTGGTCACCCTTCTGTTGAAAGAAATTTAAAACGCTTGGTAGACCTGCTGTAGCAAAGCCCATTAAACCAGATAATATAGATAACATAATTAATTTCCTAGTGGGTTAGAGGTTGCTCGTTTAAGAGCTTTAAGTTGTGATTCAATGCCATCACGGGTAGCTTTCATTTCCTCACGCACGCCTAACAACGATGCTGCCGTTTCACGAACATTGCCGTTAGTAATAGCTTTAGCCTCGTTAGCAGTGCCTATAGCGTTAGATACCTTTTCTTGCATAGATACAAGCTGATTTGATGTAACGACCATGGAGTCTTTAACTACATTGACTGATGCTTGCTGTGCTGACAACTGCACTTTTAAAGCATTAACTTCTGCTCGTAACTCTGCATCGTCATAAGGCTTGGCTGCCTCAATCGCTTCAGTCGCAGCTATAACACGATTGTAAGTCGTTATTCCTAAGTAGGCTGTCCCACTTATCGCTGGCAATATTATTGAAAGCGTCAGCAATATTGCCTTCGGTGATAAGTTGGAGTAAGACTCCTTGATTTCCTCTAAGCTCATACGGTAACTCCTGCTGGTATGCCAATGCGTCGTTCAATTGAAT